AATTGATGCAGGATTCGGTGTGAATCACATAGAAGATTACTTAACTTGTCTATCTGCATCAGCAAATTACCTATCATCTGGTGGATCATACATGGGATCGTACATACTTAGCATTTTGAATTTGACAATCCACACAGAGCAATGGTTGAGATGGGATTTTGCTAAATCAGACAACTACTACAAGCCTGTTGAAATGGGAGGCTTTCCAGTTATTGAACCAATTAGCACTATACTATCTGGAGGGATCTCTAACTTGTACTTGAGGTCGTCTGACCTTTTATCACCAGAACATTATGCTAGACTGATTGTTAACACCTTGCTCTGTCCCCCTGAGGAGATATCTCTATCTGACTTTGCGAGATCAGGATCTGATGCGGCAAAAGCTTCATTTAAGACAGAAGATCTGACTATCTTTAAGGGAACAGGACCCTTTGGATTGTTCCAAACTGTTAGGACAGACAGAAAGTTGTCAATATTTGAAAGGAGGCACGGCATATCTAAATGGCTCATTCCTGAAAGCTTTGCCAACCTCAATAGATCATCCCCTATTGGAACTGACTTCCTGTTCACCATATTTAGGAATACAAGTGTAAATACCCTAGAGACCAACCTTGGTGTTAACAGTTATTACGTCAGATTTGCAGAGCCTTGGGTGTCATATGACAGAAAGTGTTTTGTTGTGTCAAAGCATTCACCATTTGCAAGTGTTTTAGGAGGGGCAGGAGCAAGGATATCTCACAGGGATCTTAAAACAACATTATTATCCAAAGATATAGCACACGCATCAGGAGAGTTGACAATAGCTTTTAGAAGATGCAATAAAAAGGAAGAGTTTGAAATTTTGGAGTCTCAGCTGACTGTCCGACTAACTGATGCATTCAGTCTCTTTGAGTTTCTAAGATCTCAAGAAGCTGAGAGTTTCAGAGTGCCAAATGTGTCACCATCGATACAAACTGTCACACTGAGGGGCCAAAGTGCAAGTGATTCTGATGCGTATTTCTTATCAATTGTTAAATCAATGGCTGGGAAGAAATCTAAAGAACTAATTGATGGGTATAGGAGATCAATAGATGCATATGATGACATCATGGTGGCTGAGCCAAGAGAGCCTGTGTCTCTACTTGATACGATTGTTTTTGCAGATAATGCTGTTTCACTTTACAACAAATTCATCAGAAGGGACACTAAAATGATAATTCCAAACAATGTAACAGATTTAAAACAACTGAGTTTGGACATAATGAGGAACAAGTACACAGAAAGGTTAGGCATGATCACAACAGGTAAGTTAGAACTGAGTGAAGAGAGATCAAGACCTTATGCATACTCCAAATGGTATCAGAGACTGCTAAAAACATCTGAAGAAAGAGAGGCAAACATTGCAAAACTTGCTTTATCAGGTGAATCAGCTGACTTGACACTGCTGAACATAAGGTCGAATAGAGCATTGATAACCAAAAGAGATATGTTTGAAATTTCAAATACCAGTGAATCAGCAAAAACTGTGTTATTATCAGCTTCAAATAAGAGTGTTTTTGTGTCATCGATCAAGAATTGGATATCTGCTAAGGTAAACTATGCCATGGACAGAGATACAATTTATCAGTTAATTAGAGGCAGATTGACATTCTCACATGATTACTATATGGGAGACAATACCTACACCAGACATGCAAAGGACCAATATCTCACAATTTCTGCAAGAGTAGCATCTGGAACCCATTTCATAGAGACTAAGCAAACTAAGGCTGGAACAAGAATCAAAACGACATACTATCACACTTTCCTGTTTGGTGAGAATGTAGAAGGGTCACAGCCAACCTTACTAATAAATGAAAACAAAGCTGATGAAGTGTGGTTGTCTGATCTAGTTTCTACTATTAGAAAGAAAGGGAGAATGACACTAAATACCTGGTTGGATGTTGAATCGTCGTACCATGCTAATAGGAAATCCAGAAAGTATAGGAAGACACCTGATGAAGTGGATAAATATCGTTTTATTGCGATGACTCCCTCAACCTTGTCAACTCTCGACACAAAAAATGATTCACTATCACTCTCGATAAATATAAACAATTTCTCTTTACCTTTTAGTTATGCAATACCATTGAGAGTCGAAAACATGTCAAACACAGTGAGTTTAACAGATAGAGATTTTAAGATAGCCATCAGAGTTTATGCAGAGCTGAAAAGAAGAACAAGGGAGTTTGATAGAAGGACTATACAAAACAATCCAAACATCGCAGCTATTCTTGACTTCATATTGGTAGAATCAACAGTTGATACACCAGAATATGTTATTGGCACAAAGCTATCGTCTGTGGGGCTTAACCTGCTCACTCCTTTACAGCTTGATATACTCAGAACAGCATTGGTAAATAATAAAGATATAGGAATCAACTATAGCGCTTATAGGTTCTCTGGGTCCTTGCTGAACATGGGAAAGAGAAGAAGAGACAATTACACATATTTTACTAGACGCATAACAGGACAGAGAGTTGATTATGAATCTGAAGAAATATCTGATACATCAGACAATGAAGATATTGTAATCACAGGTGAAACAAATGCCAGAGAGGTTGTAGATGACAGAACCGATTCTACTGCGATAATACCTTCCTATCTGAGATCATCATCTGATGACTATTTGGTGACACAAGAAGAGAGCATTGACTCAAGGAATTTGACATGGGCAGATGAAGTAACAGAGGCATCAAATGACATTCAACTAGCGA